TACGACAAGTGCCGATTCTCTTGCAGCATCTGTTTCCGCTTTGGCAGCGGCCCGGCTGGCAGCAGTGAGTTCCTTCTGCGCAACTTTGGCGGCAGCAACCTTTTCGCGTTCGAGATTTTTTGCTGCTGCGGCCTTCTCGCGCGCAGCCTGCTTTACGACAAGTGCCGATTCTCTTGCAGCATCTGTTTCCGCTTTGGCAGCGGCCCGGCTGGCAGCAGTGAGTTCCTTCTGCGCAACTTTGGCGGCAGCAACCTTTTCGCGTTCGAGATTTTTTGCTGCTTTGGCAGCTTCGCGCGCCTCGCGTTCGATGGCGGCAAAGCCGCTGGTGTTGGGTTTTACGTCACCCACAGAGGCAATGTCTTTCTTCAGCGAGGCAATGGCGCCCTTGATCTCGGAGAGTTCGGCACCAATGCGAATTTCGAGATCGTTTGCCACTTATCAGCCTTTCAGTTTTTTAACGTACTTTTTCCAGTCTTTGCCAGCGGCTTGAGACATCCGCAGTTGTATGGCTTCAGAGAGTTTGTGTTCACGGTCAGCCCGTTCATGGGCACGGAGAAGTGCCCGGACCTGGGCAAGGTTGTAGTCTTTGATCTGCTCGAACGTGTGACCGTGCGAGACCAACGCTGCTACGGTGTCGGGCCAGCCCCAGCTGCTACTTTCGCCGCCAGATTCGCCACCACGGTGTTCAGCAGCGTCTGGCGCAGGCGAAAAAAATCAGCGTTTACCTTGATGATTGGCGCAATCAATCCGATTAACTCGGCTGGATCCGCTTCGTTCAGATCAGCTTCCGTTACATCGCTGGCTATACTCACCGCTTTGATGATGCTTTCGCCGTGGGTACCGAGCAGTTCAATCAAATCAGCGGGCGAAAAATCCTCAATCTTTTGCAGCGCTCCAGACAGTGGAGTGATGGCACGCGCAAAGGCCGGGAGCTTCCCGACCTTGAGCGGTTTGATTGCGATTGTTTTGCCGTTGATCGTCCGTTCCAGTGGGGTCGGATCGATAAAGTCCAGGTCTTCAGTCATGCGGTTACGCTACAATTTTGGTTTTGAAATATTGCGATACGCTCACGCCGTTTTTCGTGGTGTCTTTCAGCACTGTTCCGGTCTGTTCACCGGCGTAGTACTCCTCGCCGATCAGGCTCAGTCCATTGGTTGCGCCGAGTTTTACGCGGAAAGCGTGCACGATCACGGGCTTGCCGCTGCGAGCCTCATTCAAGCCATCGAACAGGAGTTCATATTCCTGGGCGGCATTGAGAAGTGCTTCAATTGTGTAGCCTGTGGTTTTGGTGTAGTTGACTATCAACTCTTCGCCGTCGTAAAGGCTCGCGTCATCGGTAAGTGTGATACCGCCGCCAGTTGCAGTGTAGTCAGTGTCGACCACGAGCAATTTCTTGCCGACGTTACGGAAAGTTGCAGTGCCATCCGTGAAGGTATCGCCGACGGTCGTGTCGTAGGTCGGCTCGCTGGCTCCGCTGGTGCCGGCAACCGTGCACTTGTACACGTAGGCGTCAGTTGTTTCGGCCAGGTAATAGTCGCCGATGACATAGGCTGTTGAATCTGCGCGTACCGTCGCAGCGTTCTCAGCGTGTTCCACAACTGGGGCAACCGTTGTTTTGATGGGGAACTCCGTCACACTGATGCCCCCTTTGTACGAAGCGCCGACATTCTCATCGACGACTGCAGCTTCGGTGACGGCATTCGCATTACCGTATACCTGGCGCGCGATGTTTGCGGGGCTCAAATCGTGCAACGTCATACTAACGCCGACCGATTCTATACGTGTCATCGAGTTATAGGCGCCGCCGCCTGCCTGGGTGTAATCGGGCAGAGTTTTCTCAGTCTCAGTCACATTAAAAGTGAGCACCGAGCAATTGCCAACAGGCAACAATGGAGCTGACGAGCCCATGACTCGCAGATGCAGTTTGCCGACGCCGATATAGCTGTAATCTTCCATTGTGGTCTCCTATGAATTGCCTTTGAAAGTAACCGAGCTGGTGAATCCGATCGGCAGGTAGCAGTAGCCGTCTTGATACTCTGGTCCGGGTGATTCTCGTAGCCGCAAATAGGCTCCGGTGGCGCTGCCACTTGCGTTTTTGATGGCATAGCCGAGCAGCAGTCCTAAAATCGTTTCGGCAAGCTCGCCGGCCGCATCACGCGCTGCCAGATTCTTGCCGTTTTTCTTCGCGCTCTTGGTGCCGACAACCACGTACCATTCCTGATTGATCTTCTGCACGTAGCCTGGTGGGACAAATTCACCAGGGGTGAAGCCGTCATAAACAATCGCCACGAAGGGAGCCAATTGCCGCGCATCGGTCGCTTCGTCGAGTTCGGCATGGCGTAACAGCCTGGTGCCCTCTGGAAGCTGTCCAGTGAGCCGGTCTATAATGGACTGCTCGGTCCCGTGAAACATTAATGGACCACCTTGGTGAAGTACGTGCGCAAGGCGCGAATAACAGCGACCGACCACGACGGCGGCAGTACAACGGGCGCATTCGGCGTTTTCTGCGGGAAGAATGCGCGCTGTGGAATCTTCACGCCTTTGGAAAACACAATGCCCTTCGGGCCCGGGAATACCAGCAGCCCGCGTTTGTTTTCAGGTCGCGGGAATATGTCGGCGCCATACTGATGTGTACGGCCGTATTTGACGTTGGTGCCAACGGTCACGCCGGTATTGTCGGGCCGTGATGTGATGCTGCGCTGCAGGCGACCAGTGAGCCGAAGCGGTTGCCCTTTGCGCAGTTTTAGTGCTGCCCATGGACTGCCCCAGGGATCCACGCCGAACTTGAAACAGAAGCGCACCTTGTTGGCAACAACGCTGCCAATGGTGCGGAACATGGCAACGTCGCGGCCAGCCTTCAGCAGTGCATCAAGCTTTGCCTGCAGGCCAGCATTGACTACCTCGACGTTGACGATATTGCCCATGTCAGAAGTCCGCCAGTGTGCATTCAGTGAACAGGCGGCAATTGCTCCAGCTGGTGATGCCGCCGGCGCCAGTGATCGGCACGTCAGTTTCCAGTGGCAAGTTGATGAGGCCTTTGGCCAGGTCTTTCAGTGCAGCGATGGCATCTTCGTAACGCTGGCGAACTTCCTCCGGCGCTTTCTCGTCCCACAATTTGAAACGGGCGATATCAGAGGACCAGTTCTTGACCAGGTTCGGTACTTCAGTAAGCGGTAACGTGTAGCGGGTGCCTACGTATCCATCAACAATGCTTTCCGCATCAGCAATTGCAGGCGTGAGCGTATCGGCCTCGCCAGTGCTCTCGCTGTCGTCGGCGTCGTCGTCGAGCAGCTGGGCGATTTCATCTACGCCAAAACGCTGCTCCAAATCATCGCGGGTGATGTAGGCCATGGTTATTTCAGCCGGATGCAGGCGCCGATGCTGGCGGCATCGTCAACAGTGAGTGTGATCTCGTCGCCCTCGGAATAGCGGCGGCCGTTGCGTTTCAGATCCCACTGCACGACATAGATACTGTCGTTGGTTTCTTCTGTGTTAATTTTCTCGTCCTCATTTGATGCGTCGGAAATTAACGTGTCATCTGTGGCCGTGGACTCTTCGGAAGCGTCTTCTCCAGCAGCTCCTGGCGCTTCATCATCGACGCTATCAATGATCGCATCACCTGCATCGGTGACTGGGAGTTCAGCATGCTCAAGGCCGGGCGATGTTTCCAAATTCGTTACAGGGCTGGCTGCCTTGCTGGTGTTTTTCTTCGCCATGAAATTAACCTCCTGGGTGAAAAAAACAGGGGCCGAAGCCCCTGTCAAAGTGCACGTCTATCGCCTTACAACTCAGGGGAACGATTAGGCGACTGCGTTCGTGAACAGATAGCCGCAATCGTTTGCGGTGATCAGTTCTTTTACGCTTTCGCCGACTTTGCCGCGAACACCACCGCGCAGGCCGATATCCGGATCCTGACGGGTAAACGCGACACGGCTTTCGTATTCGGCAGTTACGCCAAAGCTGATGTTGGTGCCACGCACGCCTGCGATATTGGCAATGCGCAACAGTGCGGCATGCTTGCCCCAGATGCGCGAATAAGCCGGGGTCTGACCAGGTTTCGCAGTGTTGTAGTAAGCGCGGCCCACAAGGATTTTGTCGACTTCGAACAAATCCTGCAGAGCGCCCATGGAGACCACACCACCGCTGACAGCGTTACCACCCATCGGATAAGCCGCTGCGACAACTTTCGAGTTCTGGCGCAGGCCGTGCAAGGTTTGACTGCCCAGAACCAGCACGTTCGGTTTCATGAGCATGCCTTCGGATGCGCCCAAAATATCAGCGATTGGGTCAGATCCAGCAGCGCCGGAATTCCATTGATCATCGCCCGACAGCGTCACCTTGTTGGCGGTTGCGTAGGTAGCGGCCGCAAATACGAGATCAGCAACACGCTTTTCGCGATCAAGCAAAATGAGGTCGGTGGTCTGCTCGGTATGACGACCGAGCGGGTCCAGACCAGGCTTGCTGGCAGCTGCCAACACGTCTTCCTGCGGCACAGTGAACTGGAGGCCGTAGTCGATGACAGAGCTGGTTTCTTCGGTTGCGCCGAATTCAACTTCAGTAGGTACGCCTTTGCGGCCGACTTTGGTGTCGGGGATCGTGAAGGCATCGGCTTTGGTATACAGATCCCAAATGAACTCGCGCGCGGTCACGGGAGTGCGGGGCAGTACCATATCCGCAATCAGCTCAGCGTTTCGATACGCCAGCGCGATCGCGGTATATTGTGGAGCGGGAATAAACGGAAATTTCATGGCTGCATTTCTCCTGTGAAGTGTTCAGCGCCAGTTAATGAGGGATTGCCGGGCGCTTAGGCTGAGCCCATGCTTATCAGCACGCTGCCAAGGTCACCGGATACACCGCCTACCATTGCTGCGCCTATGATTCGGTTCGTGGCTACGGCTGCAACAGCTTTGCCGTCAGCGTCGGACGTCAGCAATGCGCCTTGGGTTACGCTGCCGCCATACTCGACGACCGCGACGCCAGAGAGCACAACATCAACGCGCTCACCGCTTGCCGCACTCAGGTCAGATACGCCGATCAGCAGGCCGGTTGCGGCGGCGCCCTGAATTACTTCGCCGTCGTCGGTACCGTCAAAAGTGACGATGCGGCGTGCGGCGACTGCGGCACCCGCGGTAAAGGTCTTGATAAGACCCTCGTTTCGCATTTGTCCCATGGGTTTCTCCTGGTAGTGGGTTGCGGGTTACCGATTACTCGGCGGTAAATTCAGCTGTGGCCAACGCCACCGCCTCGGTGAAACTGATGCCCTTGCCGTCTTTCAACGCTTTTGCCTGCAGCTCGCGCGCTTTGTCAGCTATTGCTTGCGGATCTGCGAGCTTGTCACTCGGCGCGCTACCATCAGGTGCACTCTGTTCGTTGAACTCAACAAACTTGGGTGCGGCTTCCAATTGACGCAGATAGGCTTCACGCTGTGTGATCTTTTCTTTGGCTTCGCCGAACTCGATGGTGGCTTCGCCTTCGGTCAGGCTCATTGCGAAATCAATCGCAGCAGCTTTGTTGGCTGGCAACATTTTTCCGGCTTTGATGAGTTTTTCGGCGCGGGCTTCAACACCAGCGCGGGCATTTGCCTGCTCACGCGCAGCGATTACAGCTTCGCGGGTTGCCAGTGCAGTTTCCTGCTCGGAAAAATTTACCTGGCTGGCTTTCAGCGCGGCGTTCTCGGTCTGCAGTGCTGCATTGGTGGCCTGCATTGCTGCAATTTCTGCTGGTGTCATGGTCGTTTCCTCAGAATATGCCGGCCATGCCGACGGGTTTACGGGATCTGGTGTGTTGGCTGCGCGTTCGAGCTCGCTGATGGCGTAGGCAGGGACAAGCCTGTCGGCTGTCTCCATGTCTTTTTCCTGAATGAAGTACTCACGCAGGTTGCGAAAAATGCTGCCGATCGTTCCAAAGGTCCAACGGTCGGCGAATTCGACAGTAAAGGCAGTGTCGTCGGCGGCAAAGGCAACGTCTTTCAGCCCCTTCACGGCAGGTGGCTGTGCGCCAAGGAATGCGACGTGCCGCAAATACAAAGTACCGGGTTTTGGATTGCTCGGGCTGTCGGGCAGGTACCAGCTGGCACTGCGTTTTTTGAAGCGGCCCTTCTCGACCATTTCTTCGAAAGACTCTTCAACCTGGTGGCTGTCGATGTCGACTTCGCCGGTTTCCTCGTTGTAGTGCAGACCCTTGACCCAACCATAAGCGGGCAAGTTGTCCTGCGGGTGTCCAACGGTAAGCGGTGCTTCGTGCAGGGTTGGATCATAGGCGGCAACTGCAGCCTTCAACTGCTCTGCGCTGAAATCCAACGTCACGCCGCTCATTGCGGTGTGCTTGCCTTTACGGAAGATCGAGAAACGCTGCATGCTTACATTGCCCTGGCTCATTAGCGGCGTGGGTGCTGACGGCGAGACTGTAGGCAAGCGGGAAATGGCCGTATACCCGCAAATAGGAGACACGCACGCGAAAGTTTTATGGATTGGCAGACTGCTGGCTGATGGCGGCGTCTGTTGCAGCGGCGGCAATTGCAGCCTGCGCTACCTCTTCGAGTATTTCGGCGTCCAGAACGGGAGCCAGCGCGCGCTTGGCAACGACAGACATGTCATCAGGTAATGCGACGATCTTTTCGGCTGCGAGCCTTTGCAGGTGCTTCAAGAACGGCATGCCGGGATTGCGATTGAAACCGGGATCCAGCCCGTTTGGAATTTTGTGTTCGATATGGGTGCGGGGATTTGTCCAGGTGTAACTGCCGTTGTAGGGCGCGCGAGTATCGATCTGCAGGCCCAGCGCTTCCGCTTCGTCTTCGTCCATTTGAATCACGCTGCAGCGGCAGTTGAAACCGTTCGGCGGGAAATGCGTTTTCCACCAATTGTGCTTTACAGGTAAGACTTTTCGATCCCACGCGCGATGCTCTGGCCGCGTGACGGTGTCATCGATGGCGTCATACATCAGATACGGCGCAATGTCGGCTTGGCTCTCGATCTCGTCCCATTGCCCTACTGCATACGCGCTTTGCATGTTGGTGCGGAAAATGTTTTGTATCCGTGAGGGGCTGCCAAGCTGATTACCATCGGCATCCCTACCCCACCATCCCGCTTTCTTGAGCGTCGGTTCCAGATTGCGGCGCCAGTCGTTGTAACTCTCGCCATTATTGAGTGCGTCGTCCAGGCTCTTGCGCGTGTACGCGAGCAGGTCGAGGTCCATCATCTTGGCAACGGTAAAAGCTTGATTGTGGGCATCGCCGAGCATGTCCGCATAACTGAAAGTCGGTCTCAAGCCTTTGGCCTGGAAGTAGCTGATCGCTATTTCGGGCGGCACATCGAACGCGTCGCCGGTGAATATCTCGAGGAAGTCGAGAATTTGGCTGGGTGTCACGCGCGCTTTGCTCGAAAGGCGCCCATCATGCGGGCAAAGAATGTCCCACGTGATACTTTTTCAACCATCGTATGGACCGGCGCTTCGGAAAGCAGATCATTCAGGCGCTTGCGTAACAGTTCTGGGTCCTCGCTGAAGTTGGCGGCATCTAGTATCTGCTTCACGCGCTTGCCCATGATGGTTTGATATTGCTCGGCGAATGCTTCTGCTGCATCGGCAAGGGCATCCTGATCGGCGCGTTGAGCGGCTCGCAACGTTGCCAAGGCCTGCACTTCACCCTCAACGAATTGTGCTGGATCGCCGCCACGCTTGCCCAACAATGGATCGACTGCCTGTGCCTGTTTTTTCTTCCAGTGCTGGCCGTACGTTTCCTTGATGTAGGCCTCTTCGGGTTCGAAACCAAGATCGCTGATCTTCTTATCGCGCTCTGCGGTCATACCCAAATCTTCTTCGGGCATGGTTCGACGCCACACGCGCGGCGGTTTCGCACCCGGGAAGTTCCATTCAGTCCACCACTTCACCGGTCCTGCGTTGAAGCTGCCACACAGGATGTCGCTGTCAGCCTCGACGATGGACTGGAGAACGTCCTGCTGCGTGTCATCGGCGCCGAGTTTGCCGGGTGTCCCTTCGGTGGTTGCAGTTTGGCCAACAAGGATTTTGGAGATTGCCCTGTTCATTGCCTCGTGCATGCCACCGTAATCGGCGGAACCGCTACGCGCTGCCTCGAGCAATTCAATCGGGATTGTGTCAGGGACGATGACACCGGCATCGGTGGCAATCTGCTGCAGTGCGGTTTTCACTTTCGCAATGACCGCAGCGTCGTTCATCTGGCCGAGCGGAATTTTTGCAATCGATGTTGGCATGCCGAACTTCTCGAGGAAGATCAGCCAGAATTTGATATCGCTGCGCTTGAAGAAAACAGGCCAGTACAGTTTGTGCGCGAGGCCCAGGCCGTACGGCTCGTCGTGATGATCAGCGCCGGCACTGAATGCCCAGAACTTTCGCTCAGGCATAACACGGAAGCCGGAAGCATTCGTCCACAGGTAAATTGTACGGTCACGATCGAAACGGAAACGGCTACGGTCGCGTACCTTGATGCCGGCGAACTTAATGCGCGCCTCTTCGGCGGTCCACATGACCTCGGCAACACTCCAGCCATAGAACACACCCGACAGCATTTTGTCGGTGATGTCGTCCCATGGCAGTGCGTCGAGTTCTTCCTGCAAGGCTTCTGCAGCTGCAATCGATGCGGCATCGTCGCCACCCGGGTCGACTATAGTTTCGCATTTGGTCAGCATGAGTTTGCGTTGCTCCCATCCTGCACTGACCTGGTCATCGCGCAGCAGTTCGCTGTAAATCTTGAGATTCTCAACACTGCCCTTTGCGGTAAGAACGCTGTCAGTAGGCAGCAGCAGGCTCGAGTACTTGGCCGACGCCAGGCGCGTGAGGTTTAGCGGTTGCAGTGGATCTTCTGCAGGTGCAATCTCGCCGGTGTCGGGCTTCAGCGGTTTCTTGATTTTGTCGACCATGGTCTCGCTTCTCTACATAAATCCGTTGGTATCGCCGTCTACCCGGCCCACTGAGCCGTAGCCCTCGTCACTCTGTCTGCCCATCTCGCTCGCCAAGGTGCGAGGCATGCCGGCACCGTAGGTTTCAATTCGTCCGATCCAGCCGCGCACCCATTTCAGGAACTGCGACGCACTGTCTACCTGGTCATCATTCGTTGAGAGTGGAAAGCCAAAAAACTCCCCCTCGAAATCAGGTAGCCAAGGGGTGTCTTGCTGGCGACCATCCTGATCCACTATTCCGCCTGGCTCAGGCAGATGCACCAACCCGGCCTCCACTAATCCTGATACCTCGCTTGCGCGAAAAATCTTGTTACCTTCAGGCTCGATAGCAATGATTGGGAGGCTCGTGCTATTGCGCAGATCCTGGATAAGGCTCTGCCCGCTCGACTTGTCCTCGATCAGGATGGCGTGCGGTTTGTCTCGGTCCGCGTAAGCAATGATTTTGCGGCGCAAAGTAGGGTAGTCGACGCGGTCTCTATACACTTCCCGCAAATAGTAACCGGGTGGCGCACCTGGCCCGAACCGCCAGATCGTGCAGGCGGTTGGATCGTTGAATTGTTGTTCCTTTTGAGCCGTGTCCCAACTGTGCACGCAAACGTTGGCGGCAAATGGAATGACACCATATCGGCGACTGCACCACCCTTCTTTAAAAATGCCGCCGCCATCTGGTCGCGGCCTTCCTTGATACAAAGCCGCCCAGGTGCGCGACTGTGCTTTGAAGATTGCCCAGTGCCCCTGGTCAAACCACTCGGGCCACAGGAATTCGCCAATCTTGCGGCCGAGCGGGTCGTCAGCCTGCTCACATTCGGCAGGTAGGTTCAGGATTTCCCAGTCGAGTCCATCCTGACACCTCACAAGGCCGCTCTGCCCTTTGTAGTCCTTCGGCAGAAGTCGCCCGGCAAGGTCGTCCTCGTGCCAGCGGGTTTGTATCAACGCCACCCAGCCACCAGGAATCAAGCGGGTAAGCAAATCATCCTGATAAGCCTGCCAAGTTTTATCTCGAATGGTCGGACTGTCGGCCTGTTCCCTGCCCTTTATCGGGTCGTCAATGACAATGCCATGTGCACGGTTACCGGTGACGCCCGACAGAATGCCGCGCGCGAGGTACTCGCTGCCATTGGTGAGCGCCCATTCATCGGCTGCAGCGTTGCCGGCAAGTAATCCGCAGCCCATCATCGAGGCGAATGCGATCGATCCGACTATCTGTCTTGCACGGCGACCATGGCGTTTGGCCAGGTCGCTGCCATAACTTGCAAGGATGAGACGGTAATCGGGAATCTTTCCCATGAGGTAAGTCGGCGCCACCACAGAGGCATAGGTGCTCTTGGCACTGCCTGGCGGCATGAAGATCATTAATCGGCCGTGCCGTTTGCTCGAGGTGCGTTCGAAAGCTTCGCAGATGAGGCGGTGATGATCGGCAAGGCCGGTTTCAACAGGCTCGAAGAGCCAAGCATCAAGGTCGTCGCTGGCAGGTTTCCCGGGTATCTCGATGGCGTTGCAATAACCAACAAGACTTTCCCGACCGCGGCGCCGCCGTAGAAGCTCACGCGCCGCCGCTTGCGGCGATAACGGCGAGTTCAGCATCGGATAGCTCGTGTGCGGTTGTTACCCGTACTGGTTTTTTCGGATCCCCGCCTTCCAGTCTGCGCGTGTTCGTATAAGCACCGCCGACTTCCTTTGCCGCTTGTTCCATCAGACTTGCCGCGAGCGCTGCATCGCTCTTGCTCTCTGCAATCAACAACATGCGGTTCAACGAGTTGAGGCGATAGGTTTGGTTTGCAATGGGGATTGCTTCCACGTCGCTTCTGAACTTGGCACGCGTCTCCTCGAACAGTGTGCGGAGTGGTCCAGACAGATCCTGACCATGAGATTTCGTGGGGTCGTATCGTTGGATTTGTGAACGTGGCACGTCGAGGCCGAATTCGTCCTTGACCGCTTTCGACACCTGATTCGGTGTGTCGAAGCAGGCGAGAGCCTGAACGATGTAACGTTTTACATTTACGGATAAAGCTGCCATTGAAAATTAGGTACGCGGGTAGACGGGAATTAAGCTGAACAATTAACAAGTTGGAACAGGTGTTGTATCACCGATTGGCCCCTTTTTAATCTTCTTCACCACGATGGACGCATTGGATGTGATTAGGGGGATGGGATTTACGTCGACCACGCCGCGGATCTCGGCACAGCCAATTTCGTCGTCATCAAATTCGATGCGATCGAGCAATGAGCGTTCATTGGTGGCGCAGGCCTGGAGGCAGAACAGCAGCGAAAAAAGTGCGAATAGCTTCATCATTCTCATGATTGTAACCTTTGGGTTGATTTTTGAATCAGTTGATCAAGCCGCTTGCGGTACAGCGCCGTGAAGTGGTCGCTGGCGCAGGATAAGTAGTTGAATGGCTCGCGCGGTACCGAGGTGCTTTTGTCATCCGGGATCAGGCAGCTGTCCCCATTTCGCGCCAGGTACAACATCTGCTGCCCTTCGTCGGGCCCGTAGCAATAACGCGGCAAGCGAGCCACGAGATCAGAACCTGACACCACTGATATTTGCGTCTTCAGGAATGGAAATCGCGCCTTCAACGGCCGCAGGAACACATTGGGTTTCCCAAAGGTGATCAAATGCACGTCATTCGGGAAATCTGACAAGGACAAGCAGCTCAGTTCCGCCAATGCACCGCCCAGCGAATGACCGGTGACGATCAACGGCTTGTTAATGCGCCGCACCAGCTCGTTGCGCACTTCGGACCAAACTGATTTATGCGCAGTCTTGAAACCTGCATGCACCCATGCGCCGCCGTAGCGCCATGGCAGCGCCGTAAAGTTGACCTTCCAGTCGACAATCTCCTGCGAACCTTTGAATGCCAGGATCGTGTACCCGCCCGCTTCCGTGATCTTGGCAGACGCGCTGGTCTCCGGATCTTCGATGATCACATCCCAGGACGAAGCGTAGGCGCTCACCGCGGCGTTTAACGCGAGATCGATCATGTTGAGTGGCGGCTTCATTGACAGTCCTTTGAAATAATCCAAAGAATGTCATCACGCGGAAACGATTTTTCCTGCGCGCCAATGATGGCTTCGAGCGTGTCGATTCTTTCGTCTATTACACAGACACAGCCTTCGGTGTGCTCGACTTTGCTGCCTTTGTGGACCCGGATGCCATCGAACTTGATGCCGCCGTGTTCGCAGGCAAATGTGTTCTTGTTGGTGAATAGCAGAATCATTGGCCGGCTGAAGCGTGCAGAGAGAGTGATCTTTGCGAAGTACACACCTTCTGGAATACAGGTTTCCTTGGCGCATTTGACCCCTAGGGGCCTGCCTACATCTTCGATGGCTTCGCACACGTGAGAGCCATTAACAAGGACTCTTGAGCGGGTGCTGCTGGCGCCATAGATGCGTAGCTGGTTGATGATCATAGCTTGTCCGCTTTGCGATCCAGCTTATCGAACACTTTGTCAAAATTATGCTGAAGATTTTCTTCCAGCTTTTCTATCGCTGAACTGAATTCCTCGCGCCGTATACATTGCATCGCAACCATGACTTCCACGGAATGTATCTTTTCTCGCAACACGGATGTTTCAGCTGCAGTTTTCGCTTCCAGCGCTTTATGGCTATCCTTTGCAATTAACATAAGCCGTCCCAATATCGCTATGAACAGGGTGAGCAGTAACTCAAATGCGTGTTCGATCATGCGTAATACTCAAAAAAACCGGCTCTTGGGAACCGGGAGGCAATACGCCAACAAATGATGCTCTGGCGACAGGTGGCTGCAGTTTCACGACTCAACAGCGACAGGAAAAGCCGCAACTGGTAATCCGCGCTCACGAACGGCGCGCAGCACCTTATTGATACCCTGCCGGGTCAGCCCGAATTCGAGCCCCACTGTTTCGTGGCTCCTACCTTCTACTGCAACAGCCCTGTAGATCGATGCATTGCGCAGATCGATAAGCGCATTGCGTTCTTTCGGCAGCACCAGTCGGACCCCACCAAAGGCAGTAACCAGTTTTAGTGCGGTGTCGTACCCGAGTGTGAGCGCGAGCGGATCCGACGGATTTACCCTCACAGGTACATTGAACTCGCGCCCGCCCCAGCGCCGGCTGATTTCAATGGCGTCGCCCAGGCCAACTACATTTACAAGATCACGTAGCACTCGCTGCATGCCTGGACTCCTTCAACACGGTGAGTAGATAATTGATCGCCTTTCCGCTTTTCACATCGTCAACGTAAAAATGAAAGACGCGCCAGCCGAGCCGCTGCAGCTCATTTGACTTCTCCATGTCGTTGCGAATCCCTACGCCGGTGTTGTGCCCTGATTTCTTGCCAAAGATGCCTCCTTGTAGTTCGATCGCGAGCTTTTCCACTGGATCTGCAAAGTCGATGCGCCAGAGTCTTTTGGGGTGGAATCGAAACTCACGCCGGAACAGATGATCCAGTTTGTGAAGACGGAGCTGCAGGTGAAACTGTTCCTCGAGGGCACTCATGCGGCCCGCCCATGTTTCTGCAAATAATTGCGCGCACTCTTGATGATGTAGGCTGGCCACACCACGCCGGCCATGGCATACCTATCGATCACCAGGTTGATAAACTCAGCATTTTGCGGCCGCGTCATGATGCTGGTGACATT